CAAGACTTGATTAGTGATCAACAACAGGATCCTAATCAACAGAATGTTGTTGATCCTGCTGATGGAGTTGTCTCACCGGAGGAACCTTTATGATAGAACAGAATGTTATTAATTTGATTGGTACTTTGGGTTTTCCTATTGTTATGGTGTTGTGGTTTATGTTTCGTACTGAGAAGATTATTGAGAATAATACTAAGGCTATGAATAAGATGAGTGATAAGTATGATTTGCATGAATTGAATAGGGGTTTAAAGCATGGGTCATAGTAAAAAGTCTCGTACAGCTACTATTCGTCAGAAAGATGGTAGTAGTAGAACTGTTGATCGTTTTAGTGGTAAGACTGTTAGTCGTCGTCCTAGTTCTAGTGGGATTACTAAACGTCAAAAAGGTTTTCGTAAGACAACTGGACAAGGTAGAGAGAATGTTAGTTCAGGTTCTCAATCTAGTGTTCGTGGTCCTACTCGTAAACAACGTACTGTTGTTACTCCTGCTACTACTCCTGGAAGAAGTACTCCTGCTGATGCTAATCAGAGTAATTTGGCTGGCGGAGTTTCTAGTGTACCACCTCCCGCAACTACCCTAACAATAGGAAAACCCAAAGTACCAATCAAATTAATAACATTCTGTTCTATCATAAAGGTTCCTCCGGTGAGACAACTCCATCAGCAGGATCAACAACATTCTGTTGATTAGGATCCTGTTGTTGATCACTAATCAAGTCTTGAACGATGCAGGGAAAGTAAAATTAACTTCTATATTTAACTGACCCAAAATCTGCTCTTCATGATATAACTGCTCTGCTTTAACATCCTGCTCATAAGCCAAATATACAATCTTACCAGCAGCATCAGTGAAACCCTTAGCATTACCACTCAATATCTGAGGAACCATCACCGCCTGAAAAAAGTAATCACCAGTCTGCTCAATCCAAGCTAAAGGATTAAGAGTCTGATTAGGAGCAACACTAACAATTTCAGTTTCTACAGTACCTTTAGGAACATAAATATTTTCTGTATCAGCACTAGCAGTATCAGTCGTTAACTTAAAAGCAGCAATCTCAGTAGCATCATCAGTATCCAAATACCAAATACGCATTGGACGAACATTACGATGCAACACAATACGCCAATCAGCAATAGCCTCATTACGAGCAGTAATCAAAATCTTTAAACTAGGAATGATACGCGTACCCTTAATCTCATCAGCCATACGATCATGACACAAATGAAAAATTTGTTCAGGAAGAAACTTTTTACTACCCTTATTCCTAATCTTACTAACCTGCTCATAACGAACAATACGACCCTTATTATTCTGTACAATAACAATACTACTAGGATCAAGAGGTTTAAGATTAACCAATAAGCCATTCTTATCACGAATGATCTCAGCATAAGAATCACCAGTAATAGTCTTGACCTTAATCATATTCTTCAAAATACTATTAAAACTATCCTTACCATTACCCTTAATAGCATTCAACAATAAAGTTGTTGTCTCATCAGCCTCAAAACCAGCACCCATAGTCCACAAAGCCTTCTTATCAACAGCACTTTTGAACTCAGGAATATTAAGGTAATAACCGTAATCCTCACTCCAATCACTATTTTGATAAGTAAGCTCCTTACTATCACCAGCACCCTCAGTCACCTCACTCATAACACTATAATCAACAAACGAACCAGCAAGATCACTAGAGACAACACTATCAATATCATTCTTACCCATTAATTTTCACCTCAGGTTTATCCTCAATAGGAGGAAGATCCTCATCAACAGGATAAGGAATACTAGGAGCACGAACCTTCACTACAGGCTCTACAAAAACATTTTTCTCCTTAGCAAAATCAGCAAGCACCGTAGACACTTTCTCTTGAGTACGAAGCTTTTTCTTATTCTCACACTCAATACTCTTAAGAACCTCCTTCTTCACCATCTCCAAATCACGAAACTTATCATTATGATACACAAAATCAGGACGACCAGGATTATCAGTCTTCACAAACAAATAACCTTTACTACTAGTAATCTCTAGAATATTCATTCTTCCCACCCACTCAAAGTCAAGTTAATAATCATCCCATCAGTAGTCTCATCAGCATACACATCAGTATCGAACTGCAAAGGACTACCAAAATTAGTGACCAAACTATCAGTACCACCAGTAGTAGCCCAAGTAAACTTAATAGGACCAGCAGCTCCACCATCACGTAAAGTAAAAGCGCCAACACCAGTAGTATCATTAATAATAAGATCCTTAATGAACAACTTCTTATTAGCAGTCACCGTATACTGAGTAGCATCACTCTGCACCACACCACCAAAATTAAAGATCTTACTACCACCCTGACCCCAACGCTCAGGAAGCTCACCACGAGTCTGCTTTAAAGGAACATCAGGAAATAATAAAGGCATTATACTCTACCCTCCTGTAAAATCTTACTCAAAGGCTCAATACGATGACGAATCTCACCAAAAGGAGCAACCATATAACGACGCAACATCTCATCACCAACATTCATCCCACCAACAAAAACCTCACCAATGAGACGTCCATACTTGCCAACACGGTTCTTAGGATTAATAAGCACATCAACAGTCTTACCCAAAAGACGTTCTTCCAACCAAACTTGCGTAGGTCCACCACCATTATTCAACTCCAAAGCATCAATATTAGCAATCCGCAAAGGAAAATCAAAGTCACGAAAAGAAGTATGCAGGGTTATTGTGTCACCATCGTGAACCTTGACTACCTTTGCTTGAAAATCACCAGTGATCTGAACATGAGGACTCGTAAACAAATAATCCCTAATAGCAGGATTAGAAAGTTCAATAATCTTATCAGTACTACCATCCAATATTGATTTCACTATCAACAACCAAGACTGAACAAAACCACCACCTTTACCATCCTTCTTCACAGGAGCAAGAATACTAAACACGGCATCACTAACATCACTATTACCACTATCACCAACCTCACTCACACGAACCAAAACAGTAGTAGACACCTCAACAGGAACAGTCCAATCAAAAGTCCCATCATCAGGAGTACTAGCCACTATATCAGTATACGAACTACCACTATTAACACTATACTCCAACTTCACATCAGAAACACTACCAGTATCACTCCAAGTAATAGCAAAAGAGTCACCTTGAATCAACACCTCACCACCATTAGGAGTATCAACAGTCAACGTCGTAAAAGGATACTGCCGACCAGCACCACTATTATACAAACTAGCAACCTCACCAGTTGCAGTCTCACCCTCACTAACCCCACCATCAGATAAAGTCTTAGTCCAATAAGCAATTTCATCCATCTTACCAAGAAACCAACCACTAGCATTACGACTCTTACCAATAAGCAATTGCCCACCATCAGTCAACGTAGCAGTATAAGCATTATCCTTATTCAAAACCCCATCAACAAAAATCTTAAGACGAGTAGTATTCCAAGTAATAACAATATGATGATAAGTAGTACCCTCAACACTCAACGCACCACTCTCACTAAAAGCCGCAGCGTCATGCTCCAAACGAACCTTATTAGAACTAGTATTATACACAAAACGAATACCCTGATTAAAACCCGTAGCACTAGAGTCAAAAATCGTACGATTACTATTAGTACTACTAGAGTCAAAAACACCCCACATACTAATACTATAAGCAGTAGTCACATTACTAAAAGCAGTAGTCTCCATAACATCATTCACACCATCAAAAACATAAGCATTATTAATATGCCCACTACTAGTAAAAGTCGCACTCGTAACAGTCAAATCCTCACCACTAACATTATCGAGCTGCGTACTACTATCAACATCAAACTTATAATAATTAGTCAAACTATCAATAAGAGCCATCAGGCATTCTCCATAAAAGTAACATTCTGACTATCAGCCAACAAACTCAAATTACGCAAGAAATCATCACGCAAAATATTAACCATATCCTCAGCCTCAGTAAGACTATCAAAACCACTCATATCAAACTTAATAACAAACATCGCAGCATGACAACTAGCAGCAGCCTTCAAAATACCCTTAACATCAACATTCAAAGCACCATAATCATCCGACCAATTCTTACGAGAAAGAACATTAATAATCGACTCAGCCTGAGTCATGAAATCATTAATATAAGCCTCAACATTACTAGTACTACTAGCATTAGCACCCGCCTTTCTCTGCACCTCGACAGTCGTCGCAAAAACACCAGTATCAGCCATAAACATAGCTCAAACTAACAAATATTTAAACCCTCCGGTTACAGAGTTGCGAATAGACCTAAAAAACATACAAATCAAGACCACGCTCCTTAATACACCAACAAGCACGAATCAAACCCTCAGCCAAATGACTATAATCACCAAAAATCTTAATATTACGACTACCAGTCTTAATCTCACCATACTCATAAGTAATACACTTCATACTACGCAACAAAGACAAGTCATCAATCATAGTCAAACGACCAGTCTCTAGAAGCATAAGAACATTAGAGTACAAATCCTCCTTCAAGATACCCTTCTTCCTTTCCTCACCTTGAACCTGAATACGTTTACTCGCATTATTGAGACCCATAACACGACGACCAAACCGCTCAATAAGAACATCCGTAACACCGCCCCCGATACCCGCATCATCGATAAAGATCTTCTTGAAACCGAACTCTTCGTCAACCGCAGCGATTCGACCAATAGTATCCACAGTTGACACTCGATCAGTCGTAAAACACTTAACAATCTTAAGCTTCTTCTTCCATAACTCACATATAACAAACGCATTTTCATCTCCTCCATAACGGGCAATATCAACACCCAAATAATACCTAGCATCAGAACGATAATCCTTAGCCTTACTCCACTCAATAAAAGTCATCCGAGACTTAAGCAAACTAGTACTGAAAAACTGATTCCACTCATCAGTCCACTCAGCCTGATACTCCTGACGATACTCCATCTTAGTCATACGACGCTTCTCCTTCTGAAGAAACTTCTTAGAGATACGACGACAATCCTCACTAGAAACATGAATAGGCAAGATATCACTATCACTAAACGTATCATAAAAATAACCACCCTTACCATAAGGAGTAGAAATAGTAATCACCCAACCAAAACCACGCTCAACACTAGAAACAGCAAGCATAGGAGTCACCGCCATCCAAACAGTCTCAGGAATAAAAGCAGCCTCATCAGCAATCAACAAATCAACAGTATAACCACGAATACCATGACCAGTACGACCAGCAGGAACACAATAAATACGACTACCATTCTGCAAAACAATCTTCGTCAAAGTAGGCTTCTCAGCATAAAAATCCATCTCATCACAACGACCACGACACTTCTCAAAAATCAACCCACTCTGACGCTGAGTCGAAGCAATAATCAAAGTAACAGTACCAGGATGAGAAAAAGCAAAATCCCGAGCCTTCTGACTAATAACCTCACTCTTACCAGACTGTCGACCAGCACGAATAGTAATACTACCCTGATGAGCCAAAACCTTCTCCTGCCACTTATCCCAAATCCATTCCATTTCATTCACCTTTAAATAAATGAACAGTTTTACATCGTATTCAGGATCAATCACATTGTGAGATGCAACTGCTTTAATGAAATTCATCAACTTTCAAAACAAAAATCCCTATAGGCTAGGGTTAAACCCAACCCACCAAACAACAAGATTCGCTATAACCAACAATGTAGCATGCGCCGACAGGCGCATATAACATGCGAGGCCCCCAGCCGAGCTATCATAACATCAACCACTATCACTTTGTTCATCCTACTCACAACTAAATGATGTCTGGCTACTATCCACTCGTGGATTTTGCAGGTCTGGAGCCA